TTATTTTGCCTTGAGGGTGGAGAGCCGCTTGTTCAGTGCCTCCATCTCGTCCTGATATGGACGTGTCACGGCCTGCACATCCAGGCGCCGGGTGTCGCCGGTCTCGGTGGTGATGGTGTCTGACTGGCCCTCGTTGAACCTGGTCATCTCGCGGTTCATCTTCTGATCCTTGGCATCCAGTTCAGTGCGCATGGCCTCAAGCTGGCGCTGCTTCCGACCGCTGGCCAGGTTCTCTTCGATATCCCGGGTTCGCTTGTTCGCCCGCTCGACCTCCTCGGCCGAGGGGGTGAAGATGTTCATCCTCACCGGCTCGCTGTCACCGGTACAGGGGATGTCGCTGAAGGTGATGCTGCCGTTGACGGTGCATTTGTAGACCTCGGCAGAGAGCGGGGTGGCCGCCGCCAGCAGGGCGAGGCAGATGACCAGGGTGCGTGACATAGACTCCTCCTTGAATCCTCCCCCTGCACACTAGTACATGGTGCCGGGTCAGACAATTGCTCCCGTCATCCGCGATGAAAGCGAGGGGTTGCCCGTGTCGCAGCGTCCTCTTTACCTGCGAACGGGGCGGCATATCCTGCACACAGGGTGCCCAGTTGCCGTGCGAAACGGCGGATCTCGACCGGTTTTCCCCGCCGTTCATGTAACCGACCATTGAGAATGAAAAAACCGGGAGCAGCCGAAAGTAAGTGGGATCTCGTGGGACAAACTCAAGGCTGACAAGGCTTAGAGGGGTTTCTGTGGTGCCAGGCGCGGGCGGCATCAAAATGAAAGAACACGGACGATATTCGGGAGTGGTGCGTTGAAAATGAAAAACAGGCTGACCGCCTGTTTTTTCCGTTTGTGATTACAGCTACTGGTTTAAATCCGGGTTTAAGCGACTGTCTGTAGCGCCGTCATTTAAAAAAAATCGTGCCCTGCCCAGACAACCTTGCCGATCACGGCCAGGCTCTCCAACTGGTTGGCTGGAACGACCTGCAGGGGGTAATCAACACGGTTATCGCTGATGATGGTGATCCCGCCATCGAAGTTCTTCTGCAAGCGCTTGGCATAGAGTTCCTCTCCAAGCCGCAACACGAAGATGGATCCGTCTTCGATCTGATTCTTGCTGATATCGACCAGGATGGAGTCGCCAGAGTGAATGGTGGGTTCCATGCTGTCGCCTTTGGCGAAGACCACCACCAGGTTATCCGGGCTCAACTTGCGGAACGTGAGCCACTTGCGGCGAAATGCCAGCTTGCGTTTAACCTCATGATCATCATTAAACGCGCCATGGCCGGTACTGACGGTGACATGGTAGCCATCGATCAGCGCGTACTCCTCATCAAACTCGTCACGACGCACCGCCTGCTCGGCAACTCCATCGGGATGTTTCGGGCCCTGACCCGTGGCCAGCCACTCCAGATTCACATTGCACGTTCGTGCAATTCGCAGCGCCTTGTCGATGGTGGGCAGCGAATTGAACGGGGGGAAGTATTTGCGCATCCCCGACTCACTCATCCCCACCAACTCGGCGAATGCCTTGTAGCTCAGACTCCCACGTAGCTCCTCCAGGCGGTCACTCAGAGTATCCATTCCAACCGTCAGAAAAGATACCTCACCGTCTTTTTGTGCTGATTGTGGTTTTTCTTCATAACGCTCTGACATACAAGGAATTCTCGGCTAGTGGCTATTGCTGGTGAGTCGATAGACAAAAAATTCCGCACAAAAAGACTTGTCAATCTTTTTGGGGTGATCAATCATTCATATGTGACGCATTGCGACATAAAATCATTCTTTTATGAATGATAAAGATACGCGCCGCGACACTTGATGATACCGAAACGGGGTGAGTATGTCAGGGAAAACAACAGAGTGGATCAGGGCTGAGCTCATAAAACGCGGATATTCCCAGGCTGCTTGGGCCCGCGCCAAAGGGTTGCATCCCAGAGCAGTGCAGCGCTGCATCAAACAATATGCCCCTTCCATGGGCGTTAGCCCCAAGCGCAGGGAAAGCCGTTCCATCATGGCGCAGCTTTCCGACTCGCTGGGCATCGACTTGCTGGGAGGTGGCCAATGAGTACCTGGTTCACCGCCCAAGGGTTGGCCGGATTGATTGGCATGCCAACCTATCCCGATGGTGTGCGCAAGAAGGCTGAGCGTGAAGAGTGGCAAAGTCGCAAGCGCGAGAAAGGCAAGGGCGTTGAATACCACATCAGCTCGCTGCCCGCAGAAACCCGGCGCTATCTGGCAGAGCAGGCCGTCGCCCTGCAGGGGCAAGCGGTGACCGATCATGCGGCCGGCGGCAAGGCGATGGCCAAGCTGCTTGCCCGCGAGGTGCCGGTGAAGCCGGATGCGGGGCGTAAATTGCTGACCCTGGGCGCTGCCGCCCGCAAGAAGGTGGATGCCCGGCTGCTGATCCTGCAGGCCGCCGACATCTTCCTGACCCCTTACCAAGCCTGCCAGCAAGGGGAGGTGGGGCGCCGCGCCTTTATCGAGGCATACCGCACCCGCAGCCTGTCACTCCCAGCGAGCGTCTATGAGCAACAGAAGCCATTCAGCCTGATCACCCTGCGCCGCTGGCAAGGCACCCTGGCGGATGCCGGTCCGGCGGCGCTGGCTGGCAACTACCAGCGGGAGCGGCCATCCAGCGTCGAGCAAAGCCCGGAGCTGGCCCGCTTCCTCACAGCACTGATCACTGCCAAGCCGCATCTGGCCAACAAGTGGGGGGCATTGCATGAGCTGGCGACCCAGTACAACGAGATGAACCAGCTTGGCTGGCTGATCCCGAGCCAGTCTTCCTTGCGACGCTGGTTGGTCAAGTGGCTGGCAGAGAACAAGGTGGCCTTTACCTATGCCACCAACCCCGACGCCTACAACAACAAGTACCGCACCGCCATCGAGGAAATGTACCCCTGGATGGGTCAGCCCAACGACGTCTGGGAGTTCGACAGCACTCCCGTCGATGCCATGTTGGTGGACGGTCGTCACAGCATCATCGCGGTGATCGATTTGTTCACCCGCCGGGTGCGGTTGCTGGTGGCCAAAACCTCGTCGAGCGAGGGGATCTGCCTGCTGCTGCGCAAGACCCTGCTGGCCTGGGGCACCCTCAACGACAACGGGGTGATGCGCACCGACAACGGCTCCGATTACGTGAGCCAGCGGGTCATGTCCATCTGCACCCTGCTCGGCATGAACGTCAGCCGCTCCAACGCCTATTCGGGATGGGAGAAGCCGCATATCGAGCGTTTCTTCCGCACTCTCTCCCACGGCCTGATCGAGCTGCTGCCTGGCTATGTCGGGCACTGCGTGGCTGACCGTCAGGTGATCGAAGCTCGCAAGAGCTTTGCCGAGCGGCTGGAGGAGAAGCGCAAGCCCAATGCGGAGAAGGAGATCTACGAGCTGGCCATGACCGCAGCCGAGCTGCAGACCCTTCTCGATGACTGGCTGGATGCCCGTTATCACAACCGCAAACACAGCTCGCTCGGGATGACCCCCAACGAGAAGTACCAGAGCGCCCGTTACCAGCGCCGCGCCATCGTCGATGAATCTGCGCTGGATCTGCTGCTCAACCATATCGGGGAGGCCACGGTCTCCAAGGGTTTTATCAAGGCCGGCGGCCTCAAATACAGCGCCCCGGAGCTGCTGGAGAACAGTTGGAAGAGCCAGCGGGTCAGCGTGTTCCTCGACCCGAGCGACGTGGGCCGGGCCATCTTGTACCGCACTGGCGACTGGAACGAGCGGATCGAGGCGGTGAACCTCGACTTGCTGGGCAATGGCGTCAGTCCGGATGCCTTCCGTGCCGCCAAACGTGCCGATGCCAAGGCGCTGGCCAGTTTTCGCCGCGAAATGCGCAGTCTCGCCAAGACCTTCGGCATCAACGAGCTGCATCAGGATGTGGTGCGTCACTTCGTTGACCAGGCCCGTGATGTGGCCCAGTTCCAGCGCGGCGATCTCGGGCTCGATAACCCGGCACTGGCCGCACTCTCAGGCATTGCCGCTCCCCGCGAACCGGCGCAATTCAGCGCCGCCGAACTGGCTGCGATAGAAGCCCGCCGTGAGGAGAAAGCGGCCCGTGCCCAGGCGGCGGCCGGGCAGGAGTCCAGGGCACTCAAGACCGAATACGAACAGGCCATCTATCTGGCCGAGAAGGAGTTGGATACCCCGCTGACTGAGCGGGAGAAGGAGTGGCTGACCAAGTACCTCTATAGCCACAGGCTGATGGCGAAACGGATCCACCGCCATCTGGAAAAAATCAGGTCCGCCCGCAATACCCATGCGCACGGCTAACGAGCGGCCCTGTACATCAACTTTAAAAGGACAAAAACACTATGAAACACAAGATCGTCGAAGTCAAAAACATGATCAAGACCGAGCAACTGCTCGACAACCTGCTCAACCGCTCCAGCATCGTGCCGGGCATTGGTTTGATCCACGGGCCATCCGGTTTTGGCAAGACCACGGCCGTGGAGTGGCTGTTCAACCAGGACGAGGTGAACGGCATCTACGTGCGCTGCTACAAGGCCGACACCGTGACCAGCCTGCTGGAGCAGATCGCCAAGGAGATAGGTATTCCCCAGCGCCACAACTTGCGGGGACAGGTGGACAGCATCGTCGAGGCGGTGCGGGCCGAGGAGCTGGCCATCTTCGTGGACGAGGCGGACTACGTGGTCGGCAATGCCCGCATCATGGAGACCTTGCGCGATATCTACGACGCCACCGAGCAGCCGCTGATCCTGGTGGGGATGGAAGAGATTGCCCGCCGCATCAGCCAACGCAAGCAACTGTTCAACCGCATCTCCCAGTGGATCGAATTCAAGCCCGCCGACCTGGAAGACGTCTCCCTGATTGCCAGCGAAATGCTGGAGGTGGACGTGGAGATCGACGACGCCCTGCTGGACCTTATCCGCAAGCGCTCCAACGGGGTGGTGCGCACCATCGTCTCGGCCCTGGACAAGATCGAGAAGATGGCCATGGCCTCCGATGCCCGGATTATCCGGCTGGAGGACGTGGACGCCAGCGAACTGCTGCATGACGTGCGCCGCAGCCGGTAGCCCTGAACTAGCAAATAACAACAAAGCACGGGAGGGATACCAGTGGTCGGGAAAAGTGTAAACACCAATGCAGAGACGGCTTGGCAGTGGATGTGCCAGCAAGAATCCTTTGATCTTTTGGAGTTAGCGGCTGCCAGCCCATTAAAGCTGGGGAATGTCTATCTGGTTGTTCGGCGCTGGTTGGCAAGTGGCCATCTGCGCTGTGTCTACCAGAAACCATTTGGTCGCCGTATATCGTTCCGGGGCAGTCGTTATCAGGTTGTGGATGCAGCGCTAACACCTCAATTCGGGTCAGGAAACCGCAGCACCAAGCACCGCAAGAAGCGGCGGATACGGCGCAAAACGGTTCAACAAAAGATGTGGAACACCATGAAAATCAGCCGTTTTTTCACCCTGAATGACCTCGCGATCACGTCTGGGATAGATGACAGCGGCGCGAGTACCTTCACCACCTTCCTGGTCCGGGCTGGTTATGTCCGGCTGGTGGACAAGATTGAGCGTTTCAAAGTGAAGGGTGACCAGAATCGCTACCAGTTGGTCAGGGATACAGGGCGATTTGCCCCCATGGTCAGGGCCACACAGGGGGGATGCTGGGATCAAAACGAACAGCGTTTTTACCAGTTCGATGTGAAGGAGGCCCCTCATGGACACGTGGCTTGAGGTTCTGCAAGCCGAGGTGGCGGCCAGCTCGTTGGCTGTGGTGGCCGACAAGCTTGGTCTGTCCCGCACCACCATCAGCCAGGTCTGCAACCAGAAGTACCCGGGCGATCTGGCGCGGGTACAGAAGCTGGTGGAGGGGAACCTGATGGGCCACAAGGTGACCTGCCCCATTCTGGGAGAGATCCCGGTGCATCAGTGCCTGGCTCATCAGCGCCGACGGGCGGATGAGGTCGGAACCAGACCAATGGATATCAAGCTCTGGAAGGCGTGCCACAGCGGCTGCCCCCATAGCCAGCTCAGCGAGGATCAGCAACTGCGCCGGCCGATGCGTCTCGCCGTCGAACAGGTTGGCAAAGGCGTGGAGAAGAGCACCCGCTATGACGCCGAAGCCACCCTCTCCAGATTGCGCCGCCAAGCAAAAAGCGATGGTGAGAACGCCAGCAACAGCCTGCGCATTCTGGCAGAGCTGCTGGCCGAAGAGCTCAAGATCCTTGGCATCAAATACAACCGGTTGCTCGACAAGGTTGAGAAGCACGGCCAATAAACCAGCGGGCTCGGGGTGTGCGGTGGGCCCAGTGAGACATCACAAGGAGAACGGGATGAACAGAAATCTGCAAAACACAGCCGACCAGCTGCGTCTCTGGTTGACGGCGAACGGTTGCAAGGTACGCACCGGCCAGGTGCGCGATACCCCGCTGCTGATGGTGACCGGTCCCTTGCCGCCGGAGATGACCCGGCGGGCCGTGTGGGGGCGCGAGTACCTGGCTGGCGTGGTCAGCGAGGTGGCCATGGTGCGCTTTGGCGGCTGTGTCTTGCACTGGCGCCAGTAAGAGACCACCGAGCAACAACGGGATAAATCAAGGAGAGCCTTATGCAAGAAGCACAGACCAGCAACACGACCCCGATGCGGCAGAACGCCCAGGGTCACTGGGTACCGGAGAACCTGATCGCCCCGGCCGACAAACTGCGCGATGAGGTGGTGATGGGCATTATCGCGGCTGCCAAGGAAGAGCGCTCCCGCCTGGCTGCTTTCAAGATCGGCGCCATGCAGCAGATCACCGACTTTGTGGACCTCTCGGCCGAGCGGTACGGGGTGGCCTGGGGCGGTACCAAGGGCAATGTGACCCTGCTCAGTTTCGACGGTCGTTACAAGCTGATCCGGGCCGTGGGGGAGCACCGCAAATTTGATGAACGGATCCAGGCGGCCAAGGTACTGATCGACCAGTGCATCGCCCGCTGGAGCGATGGTGCCAGCCCCGAGATCCGCGCCCTAGTGGACCACGCCTTTCGGGTTTCCAAGGCCGGTCATATCGACGTCAACCAGGTACTCTCCCTGCGCCAGCTCAACATCGACGACGCCGACTGGGAGCAGGCCATGCAGGCGATCGCCGACGCCATCCAGGTGACCGGTACCAGCCAATATCTGCGGCTCTACGAGCGGGACGCCCAGGGGCGTTACGTTCAGATGAGCCTGGATCTGGCGAAGTTGTAAGGGAGGAGTGCGCGATGGATATCAACGTAGAACAGGCCGAAGAGCAACTGCAGCTCTGTGAACAGATCAGCGAGACCGAAGGCACCTGCTATCCCGATGACACCTATGAGGATGGCATCAAGGCCGCGTTGTTATGGGTGCTGGGGCTGGGCCCGGCTCCGCTGAGCGAAGAGGAGTACCAGGATCTGATGCCGCTGCAGTTCGAGCAGTAACGATGCGAAACAGGGCGGCCGCACCGCCCTGTCTGCCCGGCGTGGTGGCCGGGCACTGATGAGCAGCCGACTTATGTGTGGAAAAGAGCGGCCCAGGCGTTCACCGCCAATAAAGGAGCACGGCGATGACCAAAACAGAGATGGATATTCGGCTTACCAAGATATTCAGCGCGGCCGCCATTGCACAGGCGACCCCTGATAAACGGGCTGTGTGCAGACAGCTCAAGCAGTTTGATAGAGAGGCTCGTGCCCAAGGGCTGTTTGCTCTGGCAGGAGAAGCCAGCCAGATGCGCTGGCAACTGGTAGCGGAACTGCAGCAAGCCAGAGCAGCAGAGGTCAGTCATGGCGGCGTCTAATTGGCAGGCTCTGCTGGCCTATGTGATGAAGTTTGGCCCCTTGAACCAGCAAGGTGCCGAGCAGTGGCTCGATAGTCATTGCCCTGAGTGGCGCAATGGAAACGATGTGCCTGCCGGTCAAATCTGGGTGGCAAAAGTGGGGAGAAGTCATGACAGTAAGCAATGAACGCACCCGCTTGATCCGGCTGGTGCAGGTGGGCCGCCGCTCCCTGGGGCTGGATGACGAAACCTATCGTGAGCTGCTGACCCAGCAGAGTGGCAAACGCTCGGCGGCAGAACTGACGCTCCAGGAGCTGGACAAGGTGCTGGTGGCCATGAAGGGGGCAGGGTTTAAACCGACTGTTAAACGTGGCGTAAAAGGAGGCAAGCAGAAGCGTTTAAGCCCGGTCAGCGGTACCCCGGTTCGGACGGCTGAGATAGGGGTGATCCGGGCTATCTGGATCACCATGGCCAAACACGGCCTGCTGCGTGATGGCAGTGAGACGGCGCTCAATCACTATGTTGAGCGTCAGACGGTGCGGATCAATAACGGGGTGGGTGTGGCCGAGGTGTCCTGGCTCGATGGTGCGTTGGCTTATTCGGTGCTGGAATCCCTCAAGCACTGGCATAAGCGGGAGATGGTCAAGGCCCTGCAGGCGGCCAATAAAACTATCCCCATCAATGAAAAGACCGGGCGGGTGGTGGGCTATCAAGCCGTGCTGGCGGCCTTTGAGCAGATGCAGGCGGAGGTGCAACATGGATAGCAGCCAAGAGAATCTGGACCTGTTCGCCGATGACCATGAATCCTTGGGACAGTTGGTGGACCGGTTGGATCAGATCCCGGCGGCCGAGCTGACTGCCAAATGGCCCAAGGCACTGGCCGAGCTGGTCGATGTGCTTGCCTGTGAGCTGGGGCGCGGCGGGATGGCGGCAGATAAGGCCTTGACCCAGGCCCGTAAGCTGGCATTGGTGCAGGCCCACTATATGGGGGGCCGCGCTTATTACATCCCCACCGGCGAACATCTCAAGGCGGCGCTGCGGGACCGAGCCATTTGGGATGAGTTCAATGGCCGCAACATCGACCAACTGGCTCGCAAACATGGGCTTTCTGTGCCTCAGACCTATGCGGTGGTGGCAGAACAGCGGGAGCTGACACGGCGCCGCCATCAGCCTGACTTGTTCGGATATCAATAGCGATGGCCCTCACGTTACGAACAAACCCCGCTCAGGCGGGGTTTTTCTTTTGGCTCCGATGTCATAGCTTAATATTTCAGCGCACGAAACATGGAGGTGTGTGTGGCAAGGTACATGCTATTGCTTGCTTCGATCATGTGGTCGGGGCTTTCCTTTGGGTCGGTAAAATATAAATGCGATGGGGAGTGGGTAGATTATTGGCCGTGTGATAAGGGCCAGGCGGATAACAGGGCTGATACGGATAAGGCCATCCAAGCAATGAAAGACCAGTTCGCAGCTAGAGCCGCAGAACCTGAGCCGGATATGGATACTACTGCTAACACCTCGGCATTAGCGAACGGCTGCGATAGTGAGGATGTGAAGTGCTTTGCTGACAAAGCCAGGTCTGATGCTCTGATTCCTTGCAAACATAGTATTGAAAGCAGGGCTCGGTACGATTTTGAATGGACGGACAGCCTATTTGGCAAACCGCTTTTTGAATTTGATTACATGTGGGGGATTCCTCCTAATGTTGTTGTGTATTACGGTTCGGCTTTGAAGGCCCAAAATGGATTCGGTGCCTGGAAAGAAATGTACTATCAATGTTGGTACAACGTCAGAACATCACAGATCGAAAGGGTAGTTTTGAGATAGCTGCATTCATGTAACCCATCATAAACCCGCCCTATTGAGGCCCCTCGGTACGCTGCGATAACGCAGTTAATCGAGGGGCCTTTTATGTTGCCTGATACCTATCCCATAGCGCTTGCTTGGTTGCTCCGTCCCGATGTGGAAGGGGGCGAGGTCAACCATCCGGCCGACCGTGGCGGCCACACCAAGTTCGGCATGGCCGATGCCGCCGACGGCAAGAAAGACGGCATGCTCGATCTCGATCGCGATGGCAGGCCGGACATTGCCGTCGGCGATGCGACCCCTGCCCATGCAGAGTTGTTTTACCGAGCGAACTACTGGTTGCCGGCCCGTTGCGACCGGGTTGATAGCGTCTGCCCGCTGATTGCCATCGCCCTGTTCGACGGCGCCGTGCATCACGGCCCTGGTCGCTCGGTGCGCCAGTTGCAGCAGGCGCTCGGCGTCTTGGCCGATGGGCTACTGGGCTCCCATACCTTGCGGGTGCTGGCCGCCAAGACCGGCCGAGATGGTGGTCGGGCCCTGCTGCTCACGCTGCTGGAGATCCGCGCCGGCTTCATGCTCGGCATCGTGCGCAAAGACCCGAGCCAGTGGGTCAACGCCTGGGGCTGGATCAACCGCCTGCTGCGTCTGCAGCTCTACCTGCTCTCCCAGTTCGAGAAGGTGGCGCCATGAGCAGCCCCAGCCTCACCAATAAGCGCCAACGGGCACAGCAGCGGATCCAGGTGGCCGGTTACTTCGGCATCCCCGAGCTCAAGAATCCCCGCTATCTGGCCTGCTTCAAGGATGGGCGCCATGCCCATCTCAAGGCCTGGCTGGCCGACCCACTGACCAGCAATACCGACCCACAGGCGATCCCGCTTTACAGCCATCATGCCACCCGCCAATCCCTGTACGAGCAGGGCTGGCGGTCGGTAGGGGAGCTGGATCGCCTGCGGGCCCGTGCCCGTCTTACCCCACCTCAACAGAAGGAAACCCATCATGCCTGATTCCCTGTTACCCCAAGCAAAGCCTGCGCTCAAAAGCCGCGCCGTGATCGGCGGTGTGATTGCCGTGGGGGCCGGTATTGCCGGCCTGTTCGGCGTACCGGTCGATGCCGGCACCCAAGCCAGCCTGGCCACCACCATCGTGGATCTGGCCAGTGCCATCGGCGGCCTGCTGGCCATCTGGGGGCGCCTCAAGGCGACCCACGTCATCAAATAAGCCATCAAGCAGGGCAGGAGACACCCTTGAGCGACCCCATAGACCGCGCCCAGCAGCTCGACGCCGAGCGGACCGGGCGCCTTATTGACGCCCACCGGGCAAGGCCCAAACCCCGTGGCGATGGCATCTGTTGCGATTGTGATGAGCCCATCCCGATCGCACGGCTGCATGCCGAACCCGATGCGCCGCGCTGCATCGAGTGCCAGACCCTATTCGAGCGCAAGGAGGCAATCCGTGTGGGATTTCATCGTTAAGGGGAACAGGAGGCCGCTGCTAGGCCCGATATTGCCGAACCAGACGAAGGAGGCCACCGATGTGGGAATTTATCGTTAAGAACTGGGGGCCCCTGTACGCCCTGGCCAGTCTGGTGGGGCTGGTGGTCATCATCCTGCTCTCCAAGACCTACGCCAAACGGGAGGATGTCACCGGCCTGGCCGCCAGGGTGGCTAGGGTCGAGCAGCAACTCTCGGATCTGCCGACCGAGAAGGAGCTGCACACCCTGCAACTGGAGATCAGCGAATTGCGCGGTGAGCTGCGGGCACTGGCGCCGGAACTGCGCCAGGCCCGCCGTCTTGCCGACCTGCTGCTGGAAAATGAACTCAAGGAGAGACCATGAGCATTCAAGGAATATTGGACGCCCAGCAACGCCTGGTGATCTTGCGATCCTTGCTCGATATCGGCGGGGCGGCCAACGAGTCGATCCTCAATGACTGCCTCGACCAGCTGGGTACCGGCCGGGTGTCCCGGGATCGGGTCAAGACCCTGCTGGCCTGGCTGGATGAGCAGGGGCTGGTGCGCATCGAGAAATTGGCCCAGGTGCAGGTGGCGCACCTGACCGGCCGGGGCCAGGACGTGGCCGAGGGGCGATCCAGCGTGCCTGGCGTCAAGAAGCCCCGTGCCGAGGATTGAGGGAGGATGACCATGGCCGAGAAACCGACCCGGGGCCGGGCCAGCAAGGTGTGGCTGCTGCCCGAAGCTATCCGCAACGCCCTCAACGAGATGCTGCGCGACAAGGGCAACAGCCAGGCCGCCATCCTGGACGAGATCAATGGCCTTATCGAGGGCGCAGGGTTACCCGATGATCTCAAGCTTTCCCGCTCAGGGCTCAGCCGCCACGCCAGCCAGGTGGAGCAGGTGGGCCAGCATCTGCGCGACTTGCGGGAGACTACGGCGGCGCTCACTTCCCAGCTCGGTGACAAGCCGATGGGGGAGACCACCAAGCTCATCCTGGAGCTCGGCCGCTCCCAGCTGTTCAAGGCGATGCTGGCCCAGGTGCAGAACCCGGAGGAAGCGGTGGATATCGACATGCTGAAAAACGCCATGTTGGCGGCTCAGCGGCTCGAATCCACCGCCATGCAGAGCCACAAGCGGGAGAAGGAGATCCGCCAGGCCTTTGCCGAGGAAGTGGCCGCCAGGACCGAGGCCATCGTCACCCAGGCGGGCCTGAGCGGTGAGGCCGCCGCAGCCATTCGCCGCGAAATCCTGGGGATTGCCTGATGACCACGATCGCCCAACAACTGGCCCAGTCCCTCGGTACCGAATACAGCCCCGACGAGGTGCTGCTGCCCTACCAGCGCATCTGGATTGCCGACGAGAGCCCGCTCAAGATCGCCGAGAAGAGCCGCCGCACCGGGATCACCTGGGCGGAGGCGGCCGACGCCGCCCTGACGGCCTCCAAGGCCAAGACGGCCGGGGGCTGCCACCACTTCTATGTAGGCAGCAACAAGGAGATGGCGCGAGAGTTTATCGATGCCGTGGCCATGTGGGCCAAGGCGTACAACAAGGCAGCAGGCGAGATCCAGGAGGAGGTGTTCACCGACGACGAGGACAAGGCGATCCTCACCTTCGTGGTCTATTTCGCCTCGGGCTTCAAGGTACAGGCCCTCTCCAGCAACCCCTCCAACCTGCGGGGGATGCAGGGCAATGTGACCATCGACGAGGCGGCGTTCCACGACCGGCTGGCCGAGGTACTCAAGGCTGCGATGGCGCTGACCATGTGGGGGGCCAAGGTGCGGCTTATCAGCACCCACAACGGCGTGGACAACCTGTTTAACCAGCTCATCAACGACAGCCGGGCGGGCCGTAAAGAGTATTCCATCCACACCATCAGCCTGGACGACGCCTGCCGCCAAGGGCTCTATCGCCGCATCTGCCAGGTCAAGGGCACGCCCTGGACGCCGGAGGCCGAGGAGAGCTGGAAGGCCGGCCTCCTCAAGGCCACCGCCACCGAAGAGGATGCCCTTGAGGAGTATTTCTGCGTACCCAAGCAGAGCAGTGGCGTCTATATCAAGCGCACCCTGATCGAGCGGGCCATGCAGCCGGATATCCCCATCCTGCGCTTCACTTCCCCTGCGGACTTCGAGCTGCAAAGCGAGGAGACCCGCAAGGCGGTTGCGGAGATCTGGTGTGAGGAGAACCTCAAGCCCCACCTGGAGGCGCTCGATCACAGCTGCCGTCATGTACTGGGGGAGGACTTCGCCCGCAAGGGGGATCTCTCGGTGTTCGTCCCGCTCTCCATCGCGACCAGCCTGCGCAAGACCGTGCCCTTCGTGGTGGAGCTGGTCAACGCCCCCTATGAGACCCAGCGCCAGATCCTGTTCACCCTGCTCTTGGGGCTGCATCGCTTCACGGCGGCCGCCTTCGATGCCACCGGCAACGGCGGCTATCTGGCAGAAGCTGCCCGGCTGCGCTGGGGCGCCAGCATGATCGAGTGCGTGATGCTCAATGACCCCTGGTACCGGGAGTGGATGCCCAAGCTCAAGGCCGAGTTTGAGGATGGCAACCTCATCATCCCGCGCCATGCAGATGTGCAGGACGACCTGGGCAAGATCCAGGTCATCAACGGGGTGCCCAAGATCGACAAGGGCAAGAACACCGGCCAGGGCGGCCAGCAGCGCCACGGCGACTTTGCCGTGGCCCTGGCCATGGCGGTGCGAGCCAGCTGGATGGAAGGGGGCGCCATCGAGTTCACCCCCTTACCAGGTAAACACGGGCGCGACAGCAACGACGACTATCACCCATCCCTCGGGACGAGGGATCTGATCAAAAGTGAGAGAGGGGGTTGGTAATGGCCGGACTCATCGACATTCATGGCAACGCGCTGCGCCTGCAGAAGGAGCCTCAAACCGAGAACGACGCCAAGCTGGCCCAGTTGCGCCGTCACTACAGCGAACACCCCACGGTGGGACTCACCCCGGGCAAGGCAGCGGCATCGCTGAAAGAGGCGGAGGAGGGGAGCCTCATCGCCCAGTGCGAGCTGGCCGAAGACATGGAAGAGAAGGACGCCCACCTGCAGAGCGAGCTCGGCAAACGGCGCCGGTCCCTGCTTGGGGTGAGCTGGACCATAGAGCCGCCCCGCAACGCCAGCGCGGCAGAGCAGCGCGACTGCGAGATGATCCGCGAGCTGCTGGAGGACTTTACCTGGTTGGACGACGCCATCTTTGACGCCACCGATGCGGTGCTCAAGGGGTTCAGTGCCCAGGAGTTCAGCGGCTGGGAGATGGTGGAGGGGTTGCAGCTCCCCAAGGGCATCGTCTGGCGCGATCCCGCCTGGTTCCAGACCCACCCGGATGACTGGAACCAGTTGCGGCTGCGGGACGGCAGCAAGGAGGGGGCGGCCCTCAATCCGTTCGGCTGGATCATGCATAAGGCCAAGTCGAAATCCGGCTACTTGGCCCGCACCGGCCTTATCCGCACCCTGGTCTGGCCATTCCTGTTCAAGAACTATAGCGTGCGGGATCTCGCCGAGTTTCTGGAGGTCTATGGCCTGCCGGTGCGTCTGGGCAAATACCCGGAAGGGGCCACCGAGAAGGAGAAGGCGACCCTGCTGCAGGCGGTGCTCTCCATCGGCCACAATGCGGGCGGCATCATCCCCCGGGGGATGGAGATCGAGTTCCAGAACGCGGCCAGCGGTCAGGCCGATCCCTTTGTGGTGATGATGGACTGGTGCGAGCGCTCCATGAGCAAGGCCATCCTGGGGGGCACCTTGACCAGCCAGGCCGATGGCAAGAGCTCGACCCATGCGCTCGGCAACGTGCATAACGAGGTGCGCCAGGAGGTGCGGGATGCGGACCTTCGCCAGCTCGCCGCCACCCTGACCCGGGATCTGGTCTATCCGCTGTTTGCCCTGAACGGCAAGAGCTTCCAGGGGCCGCGCCGCTGTCCGCGCCTGGAATTCGACGTGACCGAGCCCGAGGACATGCGCGATCTGGCCTATCCGCTGCGGGCCCTGGTGGGCATGGGGATGCAGATCCCGGCGCAGTGGGTGCGCGACAAGCTGCAGATCCCGGCACCCAAGGAAGGGGAAGAGGTGCTGGTCATCGTCGACAAGCAGGCAGGGGCCGGGGAGGCGGCTCTCAGGGCGCAAGGGTTGGCGGCCTTGGCGGCAAAGAATCCTGTTCAGGGTGATAACAACGACGCCCAACTGGCGAGGCTGCAGGCGGAGGTCGCCCCCTTGCTTGCCAGCATGACCGATGCCGTCCAGGCACTGGTGATGCAGGCCACCACCCTGGAGGAGATCCGGGATGGCTTGCTGGCGCTGGAGCCCAACCTCAGCCATGACGAGCTGGGGGCCCTGCTGGCCCAGGCCATCGCCGCCAGCGAACTGCTCGGCATGCTGGAGATGGAGGAGGGCAACTGATGCCCGTTCGTTACGGCAGTCTGCCGTTCGAGGAGGCGATCGCCTTCTTTCGCCAGAAGCTGAATATGCCGAGCGAGCGTTGGGCCGATGTGTGGCGGGATGCCCATAACCGCGCCTTTATGGTGGCGGGGGCGACCAAGACGGACTTGCTGGCTGACCTGCGTGGGGCGGTGGACAAGGCGATCAGCGAGGGGCAATCCCTCGGCGCGTTCCAGAAGGCGTTCAAGGATATCGTGGCCCGCCACGGTTGGGAGCACACCGGCCCGGCATCGTGGCGCTCTCGCGTCATCTTCGAGACCAACCTGCGCCAGAGCTACAACGCCGGGCGGGATGACCAGATTGAGCGCATCAAGCACAAGCGCCCCTATGCGCTCTATCGTCACGGCGACTCCGAGCACCCCAGGGAGCTGCACCTCAAGTGGAACAACCTGGTGCTGCCGGTGGACCATCCCTGGTGGGATACTCACAGCCCCAGCAACGGCTTTGGCTGCAAGTGCAAGAAGTTCCTGATCGAAGAAGCTGATCTCAAGCGGCGGGGGCTGACGGTGAGCCAGGCACCGGATGACGGCGACTATGAGTGGGTAGACAAGGCGACCGGGGAGATACACCGGATCCCCCGTGGCATCGACCCGGGATTTGACTACCGGCCGAAGACCCCGGCCGCCTTGACTGAGGCCATGGCCAAGCGGGAGGTGGCGAAACCCGCGCTGGCCGAGCGTCTTCCGGAACGCCTGGTAGAGAGCGCCTTCTCGACCGCCAAGGGTGTGACGGCGCAGGGGGTCAGCGATCTGCTGGCCCAGCTACCCGCACCCCAGCGCGAGCCCTTGGCGGCCTTCCTCAAGGCGCACCCAATCAAGACCCTGTTTATCAAGCAGACCGAGATGGGGAAGGGGGCGGCAGGGCTCAAGGTCGCGCCGGCCATTGCCGAGTACCTGGGCACAGACCCTTACCTGGTGCGGTCCCTCTATAACTCGCGCCGGGCCAGCGCGACCAATGGCTTTACGGCCAAAAGTTGGGGCCATCTGGTTATCAAGGTCAAGGCGGGTGATACACTCAAAGCGTTGGATATGCAGGCGGTGCAAGCGGCGGCGGCCGAGGTGGTGACCGATGCCCATGCCAACACCGGGCCCCGTCAGTGGCAGCCAAGGGGCACCAGTGGCGAGACCTTGCGCCGTCACTGGAGTGTATCAGCCAACGTCGGCGGCAAGCAGGGAGAGTCAGCCCAGCGGCTCTCCACCTGGTTGCACGAACTCGGTCACCAGGTTCACTTCTGGGCCGGGGAGCCAGACCTGACGGGAGTAGGGCTGCTGACGGAGTATGCCGGCAAGACCAGGATGGAGGCCGCCGCCGAGGCGTTTGCCGTCTGGGTCTTAGCGAGGGATGCCATGGTGGCGCATTTCCCCGAGTTGGCCAAACGGGTGGAGGCCATGCTCGCCCAGGCAACGGCCGCCAGCCGTAAAGGAGAGAAAGGATGACCCTGTTGGAGCAAGCCAGCGCCCTGCTGGCAGAAGATGGCCCCTTTACCCTGCGCCAGGCCAAGGCGCTGGATGCCTTGTGTGAGCAAGCCTTGAAGGCTGGTGATGACGAGGTATACATGTTGGTGGATCTCTGGGAGGCCGCCATGGCTGTGGCTGATGAGGAGGCCCTGCACTTTATGAGTTCCTTCGAGAATAACGCCTGATGGCCGGCACTTTTATCGCCATCAGCCACCACGGGGTGGCCGATGCCCATGAGCTGCTGGCCCGGCTCTATCAGCGCACCGGCGATTTGAGCGAGCCCCTGGCGGATATCGGCGAGGGGCTGGCGCTCTCCCACCGGGATCGCTGGGATGCGCAGGAGACCCCGGAAGGGGAGCCCTGGGCCCCCCTCTCGGACAAGTACCGCGCCCGCAAGCCGCGCCATGCCGACGAGGTGCTGCGCCTCAACGACGATCTGCGCGACACCCTCAACTATCAGGCCGATCCCCAGGCCCTCTACTTCGGCACTCCGCTGGAATACGGTGCCGCTCACCAGTTCGGCCGCCCCGAGATCAACCTGCCCGAGCGCCCCTATCTGGGGTTGTCGGAAGCAGACCAGCAGAGCGTGCTGGAGACACTAGAAGGCTATCTGACGGCGGACGCGCCCTAAGCCTCTGGGCGCGTTTACGGGGACAGGGCCGGTGCGATGGTATGGCCCGTCCGCTCTTCACACGGCAAAAGCGCGTTTAAACACCATTAAACAGCCATTGTCTCCTTGGCTTTTACCTTTCGAATGAGGCTCTCAGAGAACCAGCGCCCTTTGTCGATCTGTTTTTGTACCTTCTTCTGGTATTGGCCGGGGCTTAATACATTGGGTGTTTTGTGACGGGTACTGTTGCAGTGCTTGCAGGCTGCGACGATATTGCTGGCATGATCCGAGCCTCCGTCACTTCTGGGATGAAGATGCTCCCCCGTGCATTGCAGGGAGCGAGCTTCGGTAGGGGTTAGGCCGTAGTGGCGAATCAGTTGTGCAGGGGATGATTCCCACATAGGGAACCCGCAGTAGAAGCAGTGAAAGGATTGGCGAACGGCTGCCTGGTGGCGTTGTTTGGCGATGGAACACATAGACGAAACCTCAATCAGTGATGTATTGAAGTCCGTAACGGTATTGATTGGATTATGGCCGGACGGACTTCGGTTTTAGTTGAAGTCCCGTCGGCCTTTAGGGGCTCAGCACGGGTACTGACCGGGGTAACCGGATCAGCCTTGCACCGCTCCCTTGAAGGTACAGCGGCAATCAAGTTGTAGCCGTAATCTAGTCGTATGTAAAGTAGCTTCCAGCATGCTCTATAGGTCCAAATATCCCCTCCGGAACGCTCGTGTTTTAGCGTTCTACCTGGATCTGCACTAACCCACCATAAACCCCACCCCTCGCTCACCTCCCTGACACTGGCACCAGTGATTATTGCTGTGACCAGCCGGAGTGAGAGTGATGCCCCCATCTGCGATTGCCGTGGACATCTTGAGTGCCAGACCCACCACCCTGGGGCTGGCTGTGCTCGATGCGGCGCTTGGCCCGAGCGACGACGGTTGGCACCAGTTACTGCCGGTGGGCCCGTTCAAGGCCAGGGATGGCCGCCCCTTCGATGTGCCTGGTGGCCACTGGCAGCTCGACAAAACTATCGCCACCACCCTGATCAATCGGGCCAAGGCGCTCGGCCAAGACATCCTTATCGACTACGACCACCAGACCCTCAAGGTGGATCAGAACGGCCAGCCCGCTCCGGCGGCTGGTTGGTACAACGGCGACGAAATCGAGTGGCGCGAGGGGGAGGGCCTCTTTATCAAGCCCCGCTGGACCGAGCGGGCCGCCGCCCTGGTCGCCGCCAAAGAGTATCGCTTCCTCTCAGCCGTCTTCCCCTATGACGCCCAGGGCCGCCCCCTGGAACTGCGCATGACCGCCATCACCAACGATCCCGGGGTGGTGGGTATGCAGGCGCTGGCGGCTTTGAGTGCGTTGCCTGCTTCAAGCCTTATGCCTATCCAACCCGGCCAGCTGGCCACCTCAATCAAGGAGAAATCCATGAACGAACACTTGATCGCGCTGCTCGGCAAACTCGGCATCCAGCCGGGGGCCGATGGTCAGTTTACCGCCGAGCAGGGCACCGCAGCCCTGGCGGCCCTGGATACCCTGCAGGCCAGCGCCAAGAAGGCACCGGAGCTGGAGGCCGCGCTCTCGGCCGAGAAGACCGCTCTGGCCGCCCTCAAGGCACAGACGACGTCAGTACAACAAGGAGCCCAGGTTGACCTAGCGCAATACGTGCCGGTGGCGACCTATAACGCCCTGGTCACCCAGGTGGCGGCCCTGACCGCCCAGGTGGACACCACCGACGCCGCGACCCTCATCAAGGAGGCTCGCGCCGCAGGCAAGGTGGTGGCGGCCGAAGAGGAGTACCTGACCGCCTACGCCGCCCAGAAGGGGGTGGCTGCCCTCAAGGCGCTGCTGGAGCCGCGCCCGGCCATCGCCGCGCTCACGGCGAGCCAGACCGCCGCCGTCACCCTGCCGGAAAAGAAGGGCGAGGCGGTGCTCTCGGCCGAGGACAAGTACGCCGCCGACCAGCTCGGCATCAGCCACGAGGACTTTGCCAAGGCCAAGGCCTGAGCAAGCCCCGTTTCACGCGAAGGCAGTTCCGTATAACCAGAGAAGGAATAGACCATGGCCATGATTACACCCGCGCTGCTGCAGTCCCTCTTCACCGGCTTCAAGAAGAACTTTGAAGACGCCAAGAGCGAGGCGCCGACCCAGTACACCAAGATCGCCACCGTGATCAAATCGACCACCAAGTCCAACACCTATGGCTGGCTCGGCAAGTTCCCGAGCTTGCGCAAGTGGGTCGGGGATCGGGTGATCGAGTCGATGAAGACCCACGGTTACCAGATCGTCAACGAAGACTTCGAAGCCACTGTGGCCGTCGATCGCAACGATATCGCGGACGACGAGCTGGGCATCTATGCCCCCCTGTTCGCCGAGATGGGGCGCTCGGCCGGGGTTCATCCCGACGAGCTCTGCTTCGGCCTCTTGGGCGCCGGTTTCACCACACCCTGCTACGACGCCCAGTATTTCTTCGATACCGATCACCCGGTCTATCCCAAGGTCGATGGCACCGGCACCCCGGCGCTGGTTGCCAACCTGGTGGTGGATGGCGCCTATACCGGCGAGCCCTGGTTCCTGCTCGATACCAGCCGCGCCCTCAAGCCGATCATCTTCCAGGATCGCAAGTCCCCCGAGCTCATCGCCATGACCAAGATCGACGACGAGGCGGTGTTCACCCGCAAGGAGTTCCGCTACGGGGTGGACTGCCGCGACGCCGCCGGCTTCGGTTTCTGGCAGCTGGCGTTCGCCAACAAGCGGGCGCTGACTCCCGACAACCTGTGGGATGCCTACAGCCGGATGCGGGAATTCCAGGCCGATGGCGGCCGCAAGCTCGGTATCAAGCCGACCCTGTTGGTGGTGCCGGCGTCGCTTGAGAAGTTGGCGACCCAGATGCTGAAGCGCGAGCTGGAAAGCAGCTCCAGCAACGAGCTCAAGGGCAAGCTGGAGCTGGTGGTGGCTGATTATTTGTAAACCAGAGCCGTAAGCGACACCGAGCTGTTTAACAGCGGGGTTAATCGAGCACAGTGTGGACGTTTAACCCCCGTTTAAGCCGGATCCTGGATTGAACGAGACAGAGGGAAACATGAGATGGAACACGAGATGGAACAGGCTATTCGAGTCGGCATCACATCAACGGTTCGTCAGGTCTATTTTCGCGCGGGCCTGGCGATTGCACCTGGCAAGTCTGAGCTGGCTGTGTCGCCTGTACAGTGCGAGATCCTGGAGGCCGATCCGCGCCTGGTGGTCACCCGCCTGGGTGAAGACGTCGCCCTCGCGCCGGCTGATGCACCGCAGACGAACGGGGATCTGGACGCAGCAGTGGGCGGCCTGACTGGCTCGGGCTATCTGGCGGGCGTCGCCACGTTGGATGGCAAGGTCACACCGTTGGCCGAGATGAAGGTCGATGAGCTGCGCGAACTGGCCGTGGAGATGGCGATCCCGGGTGCCGCCGGCATGAAGAAGGCCGAGCTGGTGGCTGCCATTGCGGCGACCGAGGTGCAATACCCGGTCAAGGACGAGGCTGGCGTCACCACTGAACCGCCTGCCGATCCCGTAACCGAGGGCGCCTGATATGTACGCCAGTGTCAGCGATATGGTGACCCGCTTTGGCGAGGCGGAGCTGTTGCGCCTGGCCATGAACCCGGCCGGCGAGCTGGATAGCGCGGCCATCACCATCGCACTGCAGGACGCCGGCGCCTTGATCGACGGCTACCTGGCGGGGCGCTATCCCTTGCCGCTGGCCCATGTACCGAGCGCCCTGGTGCCCATCTGCGCCGACATTGCCCGCCACCGCCTCTATGGCGAGCAGGCGCCGGAGCAGATAGCCAAACGCAATGAGGCGGCCCTGGCCTTCCTCAAATCGGTGGGCAAGGGGGAGCTGGCGCTGGGGCTGGCGGCAGACGGCGAGCAGGTGGAAAGCCAGAACCTGGCCCAGTTGCAGTCCGATGGTCGGGTCTTTGGCCGGGGAACTGGGGGCTTCCTATGAGTGCCCCCACGCCTGAACTCGACTACCTGGCGGCGGGGGAGCGGCTGCGCGAGCTGCTGCTGCCCTTGAAAGGGCAAGGGCTCAAGGAGGTGTTTGTGGCCACCGACCTGGAGGCGGTGGCCAACTTGGGGCAGCACACCCCGGCCATCCATGTGATTTACCAGGGCGAGCGAGAGAGCGAAACCAGCCAAAGCGGGCGGCAAAGCGCGTTCGATCAGGTTTGGCTGCTGGTGTTGGTGCACCGTGCCACCCCCAAGGAGGTCAGCGCCGGGGTGTGGTTGGGGCGCATGTTGCAGGCCGTGGCCGGTCGGGCCTGCGGTGACAGTACCTTTCGGCGTGAAAGCGCACCAGTCAAGCCGAGTTACAAGGGTGGGGTGGTCTATCTGCCCCTTGCCTTCAAGACGACAGTGAAATTCAAGGGAGAACGGTCATGAGCGAAACACTGCACCTGGAAGGGGATCTCTATATCGAGACCTTCACCAACAACGTCTCGAACGGGGTGATTGGCCCGGTGGACGTCAACAGCCTGGAAGTCAAACCGGACAGCGAGAAGATCAGCATCCCGAGCAAGCGCAAGCACAAGCTGGGCCAGGCGCGAGAAAGCTACTTCGTGCCCAAGCCCGCCACGGTCAACATCAAGACCAGCGAGATCCCGCCGGTGCTGCTGGCTGCCGCCTTTATGGGGCTGGAGAGCCCGATCAATCAGGGGGCGGGGACGCTCACCGAACTGCCGGTGACCCTGCTGGCGCACCCCAAGTGGGTGAGCCTGGGCAAGAGCAACCTCTCGGCCACCGGCCTGGTGGTGAAGGAAGGGGCAACCTCCTTGGTGCTCGGTACCGACTTCGAGATCAACTATGCCCTGGGGCTGCTACGGGCCACCAAGGCGGGGGCGGTGGCAGATGGCGGCCCGGTGACCGTCAGCGCCAGCTATAACGCCATCACCGGCACCCGCATCGCCGGCAACGTGCAGCCGGAGGTGAAGGCGAAGCTGACCCTGGATGGGCGCAGCGTGATCAGTGGGGAGGCCATCCTGCTGACGGTGCCCCGCGCCAGCCTGGCCCCAAAGAAGGCGGTGGACTTCCTCAGCGACAAGCCCATCGAGATCGAGCTGGAGGGGGAGCTGTTGGCCCTGGATGGGCGTTGTTGCCCAAATCGA